ACATAAATGATTTACCAAAAGCTCGGCTAGCAATAAGCATAGAGAATTTACGATTCCATATCTCATTAAGCATCAATGCTTGAGATGGTAAAAGATTTATACCAAGAATATGATTTGCTGTGAAAGAAAGATATTCTGGCCTAGTCATTAAATAGGCAAGTTTCATATGAAAATCGTCATCATTTGGATTAACAATAGACATTGGATTAAATAGATCTGCATCTATATCATCTAATCCAAGCCATGCTTCTTCAATTTTTTTAAACTTTTTTACCGCCATTTGTCTTTCACTCCATCAGCAAAACCGTAGTGTATTGCTTCTTCTGAACTCATATACCAGTCGCCATCTTTAAGTTTTCTATATAGGTACTTCTTAACTTTATTTACGTCATAACCTTTGTCTTTAAAGAAAAGACCATTAACGCATCTGTGTGCGTAAATTTGCATCATAATTTCACAAATATACTTTTCGTAATTGTGCCAATTTTGAGCGTTTAAGTATTGACTTGAATAGCCACTCGTACCGTAGTGAACCATAACATATGAGTTTGGTGTTAAAAGCCTTTTATTTGCAGCTTGTAGTATTATACTACTCATTGACTCTGCCTGACCGTAGGAAATTATTGTTATCTTAGACTTACACATTTTAATGGCATCATATATAGCAATTCCATCTCCCCATTCACCACCTATACTCTGCATGTGAATAGTAATTGGTTCACTTGAATCTATTTCCATAGCTTTCAAACTTTTGATAAATGATGTTGACATCTTATATTCAACACCCGGGTTTTCATCGTATGAATGATGGTTATGTAAAAATATATCTCTTGTAGCTAAACTCGCACCATGTATATGAAAATCATCAAGTATATTTGACATTATTTTTTTCGTCCTATGGTATACATTTCGTTTATTCTTTTGAAGATGCTACTAACAGTTAAAAACGCATTATGCTTATCGCCACAGAACAAAACATGAACATTGTTGTATAGCTCAAACTCAATCAAACATTTCATCATATATCTACCAGTGATCTTTACGGCACTTTTATTTTTGATTGGTATTCTACTTTCTTTAGGAAACTTTAATAATTCTTCTACTGAGAATTCCAATACGAGAAATTTATGTGGAAATGGTGCCATTCTGTCTATCTCAGCTAAGAATGGATATTTCTTTTGTCCAAGATTAATTGCAAGTTCTTCAACACAACCTTTTCGTTCTATACAAACCTTATCTTCCATTCCGACTATGGAATAATCTCCAGTATCAAGCTTTTGTTCTATCATTCCAGCACAAGTGTTAAACTCGCTAAAATGATAGCCGTCCTGCTCTCTAGTGTCTTTTATAACAGTAAACGGTGGTGCCGTTTTGTATGCCATTATTTTAATAACTCTCTAAATAATGATTCATAGTGATGTTCTTTACCTCGTATTGAATTATGACATTTCCTACATAATGTTATGCCGTTGGAAGGGTCATATCTCAGAGATCCTGCACTAGACCATTTCTTTATATGATGAACTTGTAAAGATGATCTACAGTTACAATTGGGCATTTTGCACTTAAACTTATCTCTTTTAAGTACATCCTTACGGAATTGCTCATAAGCCGGATCTTGATAATTTCTTTTCATAATGGTTGTATCTTATCAAACCTTATTGTTCTTCTTATATGTCTGCATAAAATACGGGTTTTTATTGAATCGTCTTTTTGCAGTAATTGATTTATGAGCCTATCTACTAAATCACAACATACTTCATCTGGATCATCGGCCTGTATGAATATTATTAAAAATGGGGCATCAAACTCTCTAAGTTTAAATTTCTCTATACATCTAAAAGTATCCGACAAGTCTATTGATACTTTAAAGTTTCTCATGCTCTAACATCATCTTTACTAGATTAGTAAAATCATTCTTAGGTATCCATCCAAGCTTTTCTCTAGCTTTCGTTGAATCTCCTCTAAGATAATCAACTTCTGCTGGCCTGTAAAACTCTGGGTCTATATACACGTAGTGTTCCCAATTATCTATACCCGCAAAGTTAAATGCTATATCTAAAAAGTGTTTGATGTTATGAAAAACTCCAGTACAAATAACGTAATCATCCCCATGTTCCTGCTGAAGCATAAGCCACATGGCTTCTACATAATCTCCAGCGTAGCCCCAATCACGAAAAGCTTCTAAATTACCAAGTCTTAGTTTGGGGAATGATTCTTGGATACCAGAAGCAAATAGCAATTCACAATCTTTATCAACTGTTTTTTGGGCTAAATCATTAACAGTTATATTATTTCTTTTTAGGTATCTTGAAAAATCTCCAATCCATTTTGTTATTTTCTTAGTTACGAAATTATTACCTCTTCTTGGACCTTCGTGATTAAATAAAATACCTGTACTTGCGTGTAGCTTATAAGCTTCTCTATACATTCTTGTTGCATAATGTGCCGCACATTTTGCTATTGCGTATGGTGATTGTGGTAGAAACTTTGTATTTTCATCTTGATATTTAGTACCGTCTTGATATGTATCATATGACGCACCAAACATTTCACTAGATGAGGCTTGATAAAATCTAACATTAAACATATTCATATCAACTATGGCCTGCAATAAGTTAATACATCCTTTTCCCGTGATATCCCAAGTTAATCCAGGTTGCTTGAATGATGTGCCGACATGTGACTGTGCCGCCAAATTATAGATTTCATCTACATCGGCGTTATCTTTAAAGATAAGAATAAGACTAGACATGTCGGTAACATCGCCTTCCACCAACTTGAAATTAGGGTGCGATAAAATATGTTTGATTCTTTGTGTATTGTCCGTACTTGATCTCCTAGTTACGCCTACAACCTCATAGTCCTTTTCAAGCAAAAGATCAGCTAAATGGCTTCCATCCTGACCAGTAATGCCCGTTATTATAGCTTTCATTTTTCATCCTTTATCATATTGTAATAATCGTTCTTGAAGTGAGGCTTAATTTCAACTTTTCCAGATAAATTATCGCCACTCCTATCCCCAAGGTCTAAATAATCCTTATGATCTCTGTCTTTTGAAAAGATGCCGGATATGTGAAATGTACCCATACCCCATCTATACATCATTGTTACATCTTCCGTCGTTGATATAGTTCCATTATTGTGGAATGTAATAAAATCATCTTCATTACAAGATTTTCTCCAGTCGGTAATTGTTGATAAATATTGTTTAGTATAACAGTTTCCATTATTTATGCTACTACTATTACATTTAAACTCATTGTCTACTAAAAAGTAGGCTATCTGCGATCTGTAGATATTATAACCTGGATTTGAATTGATGTGTTTTTTTAAATTTGCAAGACCATCCTTCCATAGTAGATCGTCATCATCTAAGCGATAAACAAAATTGTTTTTACATGAATCAAAGCAAAATTTTAACTTTTCACCTATACTGTTAAATCTTTCCTTGTGATTTATAATGCGAACATTTTTATGGTCCAAGAAATAATCAACATCTTTATTATCATTTAAAACTACCATTTCACAATCATCTTGCCCCTGCGATATAAATGAATATACGGCTTCTTCAAGTATATTTAAACGCTTATATGTCATTGTTGCGACCGATATCATTACTTAATCCAATTTGCGTGTAATTCGTGTTGTAAATAAATTGAAGAATGCTTAGAACCATCAGACCCTATATATTTTTGCTCAATCATTCTTATATTCATATCATCAAATGCATGACATCCAGTTGTTATAAATGCTGGTCCAACAGAGTATGGATAACATATGTTATAACAGGCGTCAACGCAAGAGATTAAATATTCAAGAAACTCACATTTCTTTGGAAAAGCAAAAAAAGCGTGCTGTAAGTTATAGTGCGTATGTGGAATGTACGATAACAATGAATGTCCGAAATTTTCTTCATCAAGATTTTTAATACACATAGTGTCAATATCACAGTATATTCCGCCGAATAAATAAACCAACTCGTAACTTAGTATATCGTTTGACCTGCTGAAGTTATACTCTGGATCTGTATAGATTTTATCTTTATGCACTAAATCTAAGTCATGTATGTTATTAACTATAACGTATGGTAGTTTTTTTAAGTATTCTTTGTCAAGATCGTGAGAAACCCACAAGTGAACTTTGTGAGAATTTTTATTATGCTCTATAAAAGAATTAATATACTGCACATATTTGTCTGGAAGGGGCGAACCTATCCATGATAGATGAACAATTGGGGGAACTTTATAACTTGAACATGAACCACGGGGTTTATCCATGAAGCAGCTATTTATTTTTTTATAGTCTGGATGGGTCTTGTCGTAATATTCAACAAGACATCCACGCAGTATAGTATTTTTAATTTCTTTAGTATATGGCTCTGTGTATATCATTATTCCCTTACTGTATCTGGAGTTAAAAAGGGCTGGTCAACCATACCGTCTTCATATTTATGATACGCCCCTAGTCTTTCCTCTTCCTTTTTCATAGCAAGTCGCATTTTCTCCATCTCAATACCATATCTCTTCATCTTTTCTGGATCTTGCATTAAACTTGCCACCCAAGACGTAAAACTCTGTTTGCTATCTTCAAGACGTTTAATTCTCTGTTCTCTAGTGCCCTTCATTTCCTTCAACATGGAAGACTTCTTAGCTTGTAGCTCACGATAATCCTTATTCAAACTTTCCTGTGCTGCACGTAGGCTGGCCATTTGTCTTTCTAAGTTGATAATGGTATCTTGGTTTTGCTGATCTTTGTCATAATTACGTTCTTCATTCAGTAGTTTCTCGTAAACATTAATCTGCTCTATATTACCCTTGTTAGATTTTAAACAGCGGTTCATGAGAAGCTCAAGCTTAATAACATCCACAACCTGCAATTCTTCAGTTGGAAATACATCATCCTTGAACTGTGCTATAATACGCGCCCAGTGATATTTGAATAATTCTAATTCTTCTTTAGTGAATTGATTCTGAAGCTCTAGCCAATAGGGGCGATCTTCAAGAGAAAAAGCCGCCGCCTCTTCTTTTGTAACACCAACCCTGAACTTTCTTTTTATAAAGTCAATTACAGACTCTACGTCACGATCAAGCTTCTTTGCTATATCTTCTGGAGTCATACTATCAAGTAATCTAGCGATAGTACGCTCTTCTTCTTTTGATATTCTTCCTTTTCTCATTTTTCTACTTCTGAAGTACCGCTAGTAATATTCCGTTCCACCAAGATGATGTGTCACCATTATGTTTTGAGAATAACTTTCTCTGGTCAAGTATCTTTAGGCCCGCTTTTTCTATTCCTTGATCTGTGCCCCTTTGAATATGTGGCTCGTTATAATCATCGCAGATATATAAGAAAGTATCATCTAGTACATCGTAATAATAAGTAAGGGCCATTTCTTGATCTTTTTCATCATGTTCGCCGTCATAAAAGTATACGTTAAACTTGTGATTAATTTTACTTAGATCAACTTCAAAGCAATCTTGATCAATAAAGTCAAATGGCACCCCAACATCGGCAAGATTGTTTTCAAAGTATTGTTTGATTAACCTGCCGCCAAATGAACAAAACTTATCAATAGCAAGTGCGTATGATGGATTGTTCCCATAAAGTGCCGAGTATAAAGTTGACCCCTTCCAAACGCCGACTTCTAAATAATTAACATTCTCAATACTCTCAATGCACTTATTTAATAAATTACGCACGTTTCTACTAGACATGCCATCCAAGTTAAAAGCTTTATCGTTTAGTTTTGTTTGTTCACTTGTCGCGTATGCAACAACTTCATCTAAATTGATCATATCCGTTATCCTTAAGTATTTCTCTTATCATCTCTAAGAGATGGGTTTTTCTTTTTTTGGGTATATACGAATCACTAACAAGTTTTAGATAATCGGCCCGTAATTCTACTGGTAGGAATTTATCTATAACACTTTTAATATCTTTAGTATCAATCGTGTTGTCTATGTTTTTTTCTCTATCAAGAATCTGATCATCGTGAGTCAACTGTTTTGGGGCTAATACCCTCTTTTTATCTTCGTCGTCTTTGACGAAGAAGTTATCTCTTACAAAGTTCTTCAATCTATTAGACAAGTGTACCGATAAGAAGTTCTCAAGGGGCCGGTTTGAATCATAGCGGTCAAGTGCGTCCATACATATCATAAACGCCTCTTGTTTTATATCATCAACTTCATAACCTTTAAATGTGTATTTTGGGGCAATTCTGTTTATAACAACATTAATTTGTTCAACGGTCTGTTTGTAAGTCATTCCTTCCGGTATTTTCATTTATCCTCCTGCCACATTAATATCCTCCAGCTGTTTCCATCATAGTATTTGAGGCAATCGTCATTTTCATCGTAGAATATAACACCCTTACGCTCAGGGGCCGTTTGGGCTGCGTTAAGTTGCACATTATTAGCGGTTAGTCGTTTAACATCAACCTTCGGACTCTTTAGCGATAAATTCTTTTTATCATTCTGAATAAACGAACTGAACGGAATAGACTCAAGACTACCGCCATGTCTTCCAATCAATGAATTATCACTTACCGCAAATGATGTTGGAAGGTGCGATTCTTCACATGTGATAACGGAGTGGGGTTCTGTTAAGACCTCCACGAATGTACTGGGTATGTATGAAGAAGCCACAACATAATCGTTATGGGAACATATAACGGGACGGGGCCGTTTCAAGTGGGCGAACGCACCGTTCTCTATCATATAAAATGGGCGAAATCTTTTTAAGAAGAACTTTTTGTTTTGGTTATATATGTAACCAAGTCCGTGCTCAGTGAATCCGTGCGATTCGCATACTAACGTTACTGAATAAAAGAACTTTGTGTCAAGACCGAACAAAGACAGGAAACTATTTTGAGCGGAACTGATCTCTTTTTGTTCTATAAGCTTCGCATAAGTGGCGTTTGCTTTCAACGCTTCTGTTCCTAACAGTTCTAGATCTGTTGAGTCATTAACGGAGGCTGCTTTTTCAAGTGCTTGGATTTTGGATGTTTTTAGCTTCATTACCATCGTCCTCACTTCGTTCGTCGTTAATTAGGGGTGCGAGTGGGCGATCTTCATTATCTAATTCTTTCAGAACCTCTAGTGACAAAGAAGCTGTCGCCTTGCAATTCAATTGACAATCTATTTGTTGCTTTTTATTCATATTAGTTTCCTCCTAGTGTTATTATACACATTGCGTTAATATTTAGCAACTTTTAGGGTCGATCTGAGAGGATCGGGTAAGACATATAAATTAATGTTTTTGAATTTTGAAAGAACCACCCCAGCCTTTTCGCCTATTCTGCCTATCTTACCTTTTGAAGATAAAACCCCCACCCTACCTATCTTACCAGCGGCGTAAACCCTTGAAAACACTAGACTTAGGACACCACTACCCCGCCGCCTGCGTCGTAAGTCCTTTGTTTTCAAGCACTTACGTCATTTTCAGACGCACACGCCGTGCCAATCAGTTTTGGTATGAGATTTGCACACACAGCAAACCGTGTGCCAAACGTGAAAATCTCAAAAATCCCAAGTGTCCATTAGGCCGAGAAAAAAATCGAGCGACACAAACCGTTGAAAATACTAGACTTACGAAAAATCCGAAAAAAAAAATGAAGAGTGGGCTTGACTTTTTACGATGCAGCGTATAGAATAGGGCATACAAGGAAACGACAAGAGAAAAGGAAACGAAATCATGACTATCTTCATTACCTACTTCAACGTCAAGGGTCACGAGATTGACGACGTGACGATCCACAACCGGGGCTATACTCCCGAAGAGATTCTGGAACTTGTCGAAGACTTCGCCCCGATGGAGGGGCGGGCCTTGGTTGAAATGGGCACCACGGCCTTTTACCACGAGGTCTGAAAAATCTTCATCAAGGGGTTGACAAGCCCAAACCGATACTGTAGAATAGAGACACAAGAGAAAACGAAACCCAAGGAAAAGAAAAATGAACTTCACAACTGCACCTCTGTTCATCGCTCGCATTTGGGATTGCTGGGGCGAGCAAATAGACTACACCACCCACCACGATATTGAAATGCTGGAAAACATTGTGCGTGGCGACTGGGAAGGTAGCAACCATGCTACCGGTTTCACGATTCTTGACACTGAGGGGAATGAACTTATTCACGACGAAATCCGTTGACCGAAAGGGTAAGTGTACATGTGTTCACTGGTGTACATTTGTACACTAGGCAAGCCCCGATGACGTAAACCCTTGCAAATAAAGGACTTACGGCATCGCCGCCCCGCCGCCGATGACGTAAGTGCTTGAAAACAAAGGACTTACGTCACTTCGGAAGGCAAACCGCGTGCCAAAGTTTTGGCATGAGATTTGCACACACAAAAAATCTCAAAAAAACATTTGTACAGTATTGACAAAACGGAATCCGTTTGGTAGACTTGTGGCATAGTTGAAAGGGAAACGCAAGGCAAAAAAATCCGAAAAAAAATCCTTCAAGGGGTTGACAACGGAAAGCCGATAGTGTAGAATAGAGACACAAGAGAAAACGAAACCTAGAGGAAACGAAACCATGACTATCTTCATTACCTACTTCAACGCCCGGGGCCACGAGATCGACGATGTGACGATCCACAATCCGGGCTATACTCCTGAGGAGATCATGGAGCTTGTTGAGGACTTCGCCCCGATGGAGGGGCGGGCCTTGGTTGAAATGGGCACCACGGCCTTTTACCACGAGGGCGGGCCAGTGACGCGTTGCGCCACGCCGTGCTCGCTGGTTCGTCGCGCAACGGGGGAGCGGTCGCCCTCGTCGGTGACGATCCCGGCGCGAAGAGCTCGACGA